CGATGTCAGCTTTGGTGAAAGCTGGCTTCGGTTTGGTGGGTGCGGGTCTGGATGCCGAGGCATCGGAGGACCGCAGCCCGCTGGCGCGGCTTCGGGGCACTGGTGGAGGGGCATTGGACGGTGGTGCCGAGCCGTTAGGCGGCGTCCCTGAGTCATTGGGCCACGGTATCAACTGCCCTTCGTCCACCAGCGCGTTGTAGACGATTGCTAGGTTATTGCGGGTAAGGTCATAGCCTCTGGATTGCAGCGCCTGAAACAGCTTCTCCTGATTCTGCGGCACCGGGTAGTAATCGGGGTTCTCGGCGACGAACGCCTCGGCCTCGGCTTGGTAGTACGCATCGGCAGCGGTGGTGTCGAGAGTCGACGCCGTGCGACCTAGCTCTGCGGGCGGTGCGCCCGCCTGCGCGGTCACGATCTCGGTCACTGCCTCGACGACACGATTGGGGTCGTTCATTTCGGTGGAGAGTCTGAGCCGGTCGGCTGGCGTGATCTCCTTGGGTTGCACTCTCAGCGGCGATATTCTTCCGCGATCTGGTCGCAGTAGCTTGCCGAGTTGTCGATTCGCTGCCACCTGCGAATCCGCGAGCGCGTCTGCTATCTCGTCCATCGTTTTGCCTTTGAACGTAGAGACGCGGTTACCGGCGCTGTTCTCGATTACGAGAATGATGTCGCCGTTCTCATCGGGCTGTCCGTCGTTGAGCCATTTTTTCTGCATTAGCCTATCTCCTCAGTTGGCCGGGGGTTCGTACCGTTCGGGGTAGTTGAGCGGGTCGAGGATGTTCTCTCGCTCCATCTCCTCCTCGGTGAGCATCGGACCTACGGGTTCATTTGCAACAAACAGGTGGGCGATAGTTGAATCAATTTTTTCCTGCATGTGAGTGAAGATCATCCACGCGGCCTTGCTCATCTTGTGGTTCGCGAGCACGGCGGCTTCATCTTCCGGTTTGGTGTTGATGAGCGCGGTTTCGACCTCGATGCAGCATTGCTCCATCACGTCGAGCAGGTCGTTCCACGTCTCACTGTTTCTTAACACAAAGAGGTTGCGCACCGATGAAGGTGACTGGCGGGCGGTCACGCCGAATCTCCGCTCTGTGCGAATGGCCTCTGTCACGCTGGTTCCACCCTGTTCTGTGCGGTCGCGAGCATCCAGTGAACATCCTCGGTGCTCCCTTTGCCGAAATGGTGCATTGTGACGGTCGCACTCGCGTTGTTTCTGATCGTCTGCGTCGTTAGGATGACAACATCACGCGGCTTGACTTCGCCGCTCTCCATCTGGCGCACCAGCCTGCGAATGTTTCCCGTCACGTCGTAGCGGGTGCCCCTGTCGATCACACGTAGTTTGCTCTTCACGCGATGGCCTCTCTCTCTTCGTTCGGGTCGTACGGATTGTTCGACGGTTTGGCAATGTTGAGGGTTTCGGCGACCTTCGATTGTTCGCCTGCGTCAGCCGCTGTCAGCTTCGCGATCTCGGCCTCGCTGCTGTTACGCGCAGCCCGCAGCATGTAGCCCAAACCGAGACACACTTCGCCGAGCCGGGTGATGCGCACAAAGTATCTGCCCCCGCTGCCGAGGTCGGTGCTGGTGAGGTCTTCGATGAGTCCCCGGTCCCACAGCGGCTGGATGATCTGCTCCAGCGAGAACGGCTCGTCTTCGTCGCGCAGCGCCGCCACACCGATGCCGCCGAGGGCGTCGTGCTTCTTCTGTTCGACAAGCATCTCCAGCGCCCTGCGGTAGCGTGGTGGTATCGGCATGAAGTAGTCAGACGTGCTCATGGGTTACTCCCCCCGGGATTTCCGAAAAATTGACTCGACTGCATCTGGCGCTCGTCGGCGCTACGCTCTGCGAAGGCGCTCGCCCGGTCGAGCGGTGACTCGATGAGTTTGGCGTGCGTGGTGTCGACCGCCTTGGCCGCAATGCGACCCTGAATTTTTTGATTCTCCAGTTGCATGTCGTTCTGGTGTTTTTGTTGCAACATGGCAGACGCCGCCTGAGCTTTCACGTTCTCAGGATTCGATTGCTGCATCTGCTGTTTTTCCTGATCGGTCATCGGCACGATGAGATCGCGCTTGTTCTTCCACTCGCTAACGTCCATCACCATGTTGGTCACTTCGAGCACGTTCACCTTCCAGCCGATCTGCCCCATCTGCTGAACCAAGGCTTGATTGCCAAAAATTTCAAGGAGGAAGGGAAGCGCCTGCGCCATGCGAGCGCGTGCTGCGAGTCGTGTGCCTGCCAGCGTGTCGAATTTGATGTTCGCATTGTAGAAGTCATGGAAGTCTACAAAAATGGCCTCGGCATAGTTGTCACCGAGTAGCTGGCGAATCTCGGCGACGGTCATGTGTTGTTTCACCTGATTCCAGAGGAAATTGAGGAAGGGAATCAGCACGCCGTCGATCACGCGCTCGACCGGCGCTTGCAGCCGTCCCTGCGATGCAGCTTGGAGCATCCCGGCTCCGGTGCCGGAACGCCCCACGCTGCTACCGCGACCGGGGAGGGAACCCTGTACCGCCGCCTGATCTGCGCCGGTTGTGGCGTCGGCGGTCATGCTGGAGACTTGCAGCGCCCGCCACGCATCGGGCGGCACGGTCGGCTGCGGCACGACGGCGACAGCCTTGGTTGCGTCGTTGCCGTCGACGAGCCGGATGCCGCCGAGCCTGCGGCGCTGGTCCTGTGTCGGCACGTTCGCACCGCGAGCGATGGCGTACTCGGGTTGCACCGCATAGGCGATGATGTCGAGCGCGGCGTTCGTGATTCCTTGGTCGATGCGCTGATCGCTTCCCGCCACCCTTCCGACGCCCATGCCAAAGCCTGCATTCTCGATGTTCCAAAAATTTGCGCTGAGGTAGGGAATGCACCCATTGGTGTGTTTGCCGTTGCGGATAACGACCTTTTGCTGGAGGACGACGCGGACCTGATCTTCGCTCCACCATTCGAGCACCTGCATGGGTTTGTTGAGCGGGTCTTCGTCGTACATATCGAGGTCTTCATCGGCGGCGTGATGGACCGAGGGATTCGAGCTTAGGGTCTTCGCGACGGTGTTGCGGGTGTCGGTCTGCTCGGCATCCGGCGATGTGAAGATGAAGCGCAGCGTCTCATCGTCGGGGATGTCATAGTCGGGATTCTGGCGAAGTTTTTTTAGGTCGTCGTAGTTGAGATAGAACTCCTGCACCACCCACCCGGCCTTCCACATCATGTTGGGCCGGTGCCATTGGGGATTTGGAAAAACCGTTCCGAGTTCACACTTCTCAAAAATCGGCCGCTTCTTTGTAACCTCGCGTGTTACAGGTTTGAACTCGTCGCTCTCCTTGGTGAAGACGAGCACCGGGGGACCGCCGAGCGGCATGTCGATCTTCTGCGGCGCTTCCTTGCGCTCGTAGCGCGTCTCGATCTCGGTGTACTCTTCCCACCCGATCTTGTAGATCACCGACCCCTGATTGACCATGCCCTCGATGCCGTAGCTCATCTCTGACTTGAAGTCGCAGAGTTCGAGCAGGATGCTGATTAGCTCCTTCCACGCCCGGGCGCTGTTCTGGTGGACGTTGGGCCGGGGGCGTATCTCGAAGGGCGTCGGGTCCGAAAAAATAGCCCCGGTGATAGCCGGGGCGAGAGAATTGACCTGTTTGGCAACATCGAATCTTGACACGTTGGAGCGGGTGACGCTGGAACCCTCAAAGGTCGCTTGTGTTCGCGGCGATTGGTACAGGGTGTCCGTCTCTCGCCAGTGTAAAACCCACAGCCGGTTCGTCAACCAGTTGCTTGCGTTGTAGTAGTCCTGCACGACAATGGAGAGGACGGCTTCGTCGGTGTACTTGGGGTCGGGGGCGAAGGTGGGCGGCGTCTCAACCTGCCCGGGCCGAACCGGGGCGCTCGGGTTGCCGTCAGCAATCAGGGCATGTGGCATACACGCAGCCTCAAAGGGTTTAGCTGGCGGATTTCATGCCGCGCACTCCTTGAGGGTGCCTAAGCTGCCCACCCTGTTTGATTTGGCGAATTTACACCTGTTTCATCTGCCCCGCAACTAGACGTTCTGCTAGTAACAATTCGTTCGCCTGTCATTCGCTCAATACTCCAGACCCGGGATACAGACCTCCAAACCCGACTCGGTGTGTGTCATGTCCTCGATGCCCGGCTCTGGTTCGGCGATGTCTTCCGGCTCGGGTTCGGCTGGCGCGTACTTGCCGCGCCCGTACACGAAGTTGTAGCGATCTCGCTCCATCATCAGCCGCCACGCCTCTTCCGGCTCCTCGCCATCGGCGGCGACACTCACCGGCAGATTGTCGGCGAGCCGCGAGATCACATCCGGCAGCCCCGTCTCGTCGATCATGCCGTATTCGATGAACCCGGTGAGCAGCGGCTTGGATTTGACGTGAGTGGAGAAGCGCAGGCGCGAGGTCGAGATCAAAGCCTCGATGCTTCGAATGCGGGTGTCGCGCACACCTGAGTCCTGCTCGAACTCCAGCCAGTGAATCCTGATCGGCCACCCGGTCGTCAGCGCGTAGTTCTCGATCACCGGCTGCATCGAGCGAGCGCCGGGCGACTCCTCGATGGTGATGTCGTGGGTGCCGTGCTTGCGGGCGAGTTCGTGCATCATCTTCGCCATCGTGGAAGGCTTGTAGTGGCCCTGCACGGCGTCGACGACGTACATGCGCCCCTGATACATCAGACCCACCGCGCCTGACACTGTGGACCATTGCTGCGAGCGGCAGGGGAGCCGGAAAGAGATGTAGGCTTGCCCGCTGAGCGGCACCCGGCTCTCGTCCTCCATCGCCGCCAGAACCTCGCGCTCATCGAAGACGATCTCGGCAGCGCCATAGCTGTCGAGCATGTACTGGCTCATGAAGGTGGCGTAGTCGGCCTCATACTCTTCGCGCAGGAATTCGTAGCTCAGGATGGAAGGGAAGAGCAGTTCGATCTCGTCATCCTCTGGGAATCCGTTCGGGTCCAGCCGCTCGCCGCTCTTGAGCTTCATGGCGGGCTTATAAACGCGGTCGTAGGTGCCGGGCCGCGAGGTCAGAATCTCATCGTTGAAGATGTCGCCCGGGCCGTAGGGCGTGCCGATCTTCATTTCGATGCCGGTCGGCTTCAGAATCTTCCGTGTCAGCTTGTATGCTTTCGTAACACGGACGCGGGCGTCGTAGTTCTTGCTGTTGCGGTTGTTATTCACGTCGTCGAGGATGAGCACGTCGGGGTGCCAGCCTGTCGTCGACGAGTCGACCGAGTTTCCCCAGATCGCCGGTTCGATGATCGCCGGTTCGTGCTGGCGCAGGCCGGGCGTGAACTCGCCGGTGTTCGGCACCTTCGCCACGCATAGCTCGGGGAAGAGAGCTTGGAAGAGAGTGGGGGCGCGGTTCGGCGTCTTCACGAAGAAGCTCGCCACTTGGTCAACGAACGCGAACGCGAGTTCCTTGGAACCAGAGAGAATCAGGATGGCGATGGTGAGGTAGTAGTGCAACAGCATCTGGACGCAGTAAGCGACATCCATCGTCGACTTGTAGGTGTTGCGCGGGTACATCAGCGAGCGCCGCCGCTTGATGCCTTCGCGCAACTGCTCGACGGTTTTGTTGGGGTCGATGGGTGGGAAGAATTCGAGAGCTTCGCGGTGGACCTCTGGCGTGATGAGACAGTAGCCCAACACGTAACACAACGCGAGCAGGTTGGTCATGCACACCCGGCGTCCATCCTCGCGCACGGTGTCGTCGGTGAGCACCAGCGCGGTAAGCTCCGTCCTCCAAGCGCGGTTATCGCCGCGCTCGGAGTCTGGAGATCGAAGCCTTCGCCAGTTGAAATGCTGCATCAACGAAAGCGTCCGCTCTTGGGTTGTGGTGTTTCGCCGCCCTCGGGTAAGCCCTGATCTGGCTTTGTGTCGCCTTCCCCGGGTAAGCCCTGATCTGGGAAACCGGGTTTCAACGACGGGTCAAGGACAACCCACCGATAGCCGATGCCCACCAGCCAGCAGAAGGCCAGAATCTTGCCGCCAATCGCGGGCGGCAATGGAGGCCACACGGAACCGGGGGGAAGTTCGATGGGGTGCGTTGGCGTGCCCGGCTCTCCCGCGATGGGGTGCGACGGCGTGCCCGGTTCCCCCGGCGCGATGGGATGCGTCGGCGTGCCCGGCGATACGGGGTAGATGGGATGCGACGGGTAGATCGGCTGCATTGGCGGCCAGACGCCGACCGGGGGCTTC